ATATCCAATCTTGGTTCGTTTTCATTCATAAAGTTTCTTACGAATTTTGAGTCAGAGATTGGCATTGACTCAACAAATTTTGCAATCATAGCTTTGTCAGTTGAACCATCAACTTCAATAATTTCTTTTTGCATTCTCCAAGTAATTTTTGGAACAACTCTTCCTTGTGGATATGTTTCAGCCATTTTACCAATCTCCATAATTTCACCATAACTTAATGGTTTTAATTTAATTGATGATTGAGATTTTGGTAATAAAATAGTAAATGAACCATCTTCACTTGGTTGTTGTCCATTAATAATAGTTAGTTGGTCTAACGATACGGTACTTTTAAATGGTTTTTTAGTTACAGGGTCTGTAACATTTAATACCATTTCAGGACCAAATCCAGTATTTCTTAAAAATATTAAAATTGCTTCAACATCACCCTCAATTAAATCTTCAACCTTAACATCTGGTTCATAAATTTTTGCCCTCAATAAAGTCATTGTTAAATCAGCGGCACCACCCATCAAAATGTTTTCATCTGATGCGGTAAGATAACCAACTTTAATTGATTTCTTTTTGTTTTTATAAAAAATACCTTGTGATGGTAATTGTACCACATCGTGTGGTAGTGTGAAATTGTCTTGACCGTGGTCTCTTGATTGATTGTCCATATATAAAAATAACCGTAAAGTTTATTAGCTTTACGGTTAAATATAAGTGAGTGTAATTTTATGTAAAGTGAATTAGTAAACTAACACACATCTATCCATTCTCAAAGAAGCTGTAATATCCGCTAACGCATCTTGACTATAAGATAATGTTCCGAAGTTTACATCAGTTAAGAATGTTCCGTAAAGAATCCATTTCTCAACAACAACTCCTGTTGGGTCCAACATCTCAAGGTCGATGTCTTTTTTGTAACCCGCAGCATAACCCATACGACCTGTCACCGATTCAGCGTGTAAACGAACCCACTCCATAAGAGCCTGAGCCGCTGATGGTCCAATAGGGTCACGGAACTTAACACTGATTGGGTCCCAGTTAAATCTACCAGCTACAAATGTAGAGGTGTTTAGAAATTGTATTTCAGTTGAATTAATCTTAATTGATGGTCTTGCAGCACTTTCAACAAACCATTCGTTGATACCCAAACTTGACGGAAACCTTAAAATAAAACGGTTTTGGCGTTTTGGTTCGTAAGGTATCGGCATTTTCATTAATAAATCAGCCATGTTATTTTAATTTTTTTTTGTTTTTTTTTTGTTGTTTATATCCTATAAATATAGTCTTGTTAAAAAATTTTTCTCTTTACTTTTATTTTGTCGAGATTATTATCTACTTATATTCCTTTTTAACGCCTCCAGCAGTAGAATAAGTCTTAACTATATTATCTGGTTTATCTTTAAAATAATTATTCATTACTTCTACATTTCTAATATCATCATCTGAAAATCCAATACTAGGTTGCTCCGGAACAAAGTTATTAGATACATCATTTTTAATAAAGGCATTTTTATTTAACTTTTTTGACATTTTCTTAATATAAGAAACAAACTCTTCCATAGCACGAACTTTTGCTTCTTCAGGGTTGGCAGCACCTTCTTCATCGTCAAAAGACACTGGATGATATTTGTTAAGGTCCAAATACGATTTGATTAATTCATCGTCCGTCATATCTTCCTCGTCAAAAAACGACCTATATTTTTTAAGGTTCTTAACGAGTTGGTCTTTATCTATTCCATGAAACCCGTCAATAATATAATTGTATACGGCTTGTTTTAAAGTGTTGGGGTTGTGACCTCTCGCAGTAATAATTGAAAATATTGACCCGTTATTAATCGCTTCTCTAAAATCATTAAATGCCGGTCCAAGTTTTGCTCTCATAGCATCAACCAAAAAATCTTTGTCACCTGCGGTTCTAAAGTTTCTATATGGTTCTTCAGAAAATCCAACAATGGTATCACCATTATAATCAAAATCTTCTTTTCCAATTTTACTTCTGTATTCCGCAAAATCATCTGTACTCATACCAACTTCATCACCATCTTCAGTTTTTAACATTATCTTTGTTGGCATATGAACAATGTTGTCATCCCAATCAAACGCATAATATTTCATATCTGGTGTTCCCTCAGCCTTAAATCCCTCTCTAAGTTGTCTTTTCATACTTGGCAAATAAAGGGGGTACTAATTGTACCCCCGTTATGTTTATTAAATATTTTCAAACGAAGCTCCTGTTGGAGTAATAAAGAATTCGATATCGATGAATTCTAATGCCTTCGTAGGTTTTAAGTAAATTTTACCTGTTAATGTGTTTCTATCTAAGTCTTCAGGTGAAGATGAAACAGTTACACGGAAATCGTATAAACCTCTGTCTCTTCTGATTGAATCCAAGATAGGGTTAACACTATCCAAGAATTGTTGTCTAACGATTTGGTCGTTTTGTTCAAACAATAATCTTACAGCTACTGCGGAAATTAACTTACGAGCTTGAAGTAATAATCTTCTTACATTCAATCTGTTAAGTGCTGTGTCAGCAATTTGTAATGTTTTATTACCCCAAATTACAGTTCCAACATCAGAGAAAGTTGCGATAGGGTTGATTCTACCTTGATACAATGTATCTCTGTCAGTTTGTGTAAGTTTTTGTCTAGCTTTGATTGAGTTTACAAGACCTCTTGTGTAACCCGCAGATGCGAACCAAGGGAATGAAATGTTATCAGTCAACGCTAAGTTTCTACAAACCTCACCTGTTGGTGGTAAGTAAATTTGTGTATTGTTTACTGTATCTCTTGTTAAAATCCAAGGGTAGTAAGTTGCGGTGTAGTTAGAATCAATTCCTGTGTTATCCAAATTGTCAACCGCTTCTTGTGAATAGATGATATCCAAAGAACTTGTTGAATCTGGAGTAAACATTTGGTAATCAGGAGTTGTACAGATATAAACCGAGTCAGCTCTTGAGTATTGAATCATGTCAATAGCTTCTTCTACAAGATTTGAATTGTTAATATAGTCAATACTTGCACTTGCAAACACGTTAATGTTAGTTGCTTCAGGATTAGCGAATGTCAAAATACCAAGTAAGTAAGCGTAGTAGTCAGTATTTGCAAAGTCCTGAGTATTGTTTTGAACAATAATTCTCTTGAACAATCCGTTACCTGTTGCAGTTGGGTATCTTGAAGATGGTGCAGTACCTGCCAAATAACCTGACTGTCCTAATTGGAATCTGTCTTGGTTAGTTCTCCATTCTCTGTAAATATCCCATCCGTCAAATCCACCTGCGAAACACACAGTGTATTTTCTTGAGTAGATAAAGTAGTATGGGTTATCTTGTGTTGCTGGGTCTGCTCTAAATTCTGCAACACCACATTCAAACGCTGTTTGACCACTTGTCATTGATGTATTAGCAATTGTAACAACAGTTGCTCCCGAATCCATGTGGAAACCTTTACTTAAGTAATTCCATTTAAATGAGTCAGTCGCCAAAGCCCAATTAGATTGTGGGTTTTGTTTTCCTTTGTAAGTTAAGAATGATTCATCAATTCCGTATTGTGTAGAGAAACCTAAATAAGTTCTTCTTATGATATCTCCAGGAGATTCCACAGTATTTGAACCACCAACGGGTGTTCCAAAAGGTGGATTAGCAATAACCTCTCCAGGGAAATCGTATTTTGTTTTAAATTTAGGGTATGGTGATGAGTAAATTGCAGCATCTTCATATTCTCTTTGTGTGTAACCGTAGAAACCACAAGGTAAAGAATCGATTGGATACTCATTTGCCATTTCAACCATGATATATTTTGAAATTAAAGCGAATTCACCATTAGACGAACCAATTTTTTTCGCAATAAAGTTATTAGTTGCTGGGTCCATATTACAATTGGTAAACTTTTCAATTACAACAGGGTTTGCATCTGTATCAAAGAAATTTCTAACAAAAACATCAAACGACATATTGTTATATGATAAGTTTGCAATTGACACCTTAACCTCAGTGTTTGCGGAATCTCCATCAGAAATGGAAATGAATTTAAATAAGTTATATACTTTATTACCTCTCAATTCAGAAACTAAATAAGGTGTTTCAGGTGATTGGTATTTTTCTAAATTCCAAGCGATTGATTGACTTGATTGACTTCTTGCGTCGGGCAATGCAATTAAGTCACAATTTAACCCACGAATGTATCCTTGACTATAAGCGTAATTTAAACTTCCTTGATAAATTTCCTCAACATAAATTGGAACTTCAAATCTTGATTTACCAAAATTATCAACCCCTAACACTTTTGTGATGTATTTTGCGGAAGACGCTAATAATGAAGTTTCTAATGAGAATGTATTATTATCTTTAGTTACACCTGATAACAAGAATGTTCCATATGGTGTTTGAGTAATACCCGAATATTGATTAGTACAAATTAATTGTAAGTTGTTAGGAACCCAAGCATTGTCGTTATCATAATCAATACCTACTTCATAAACAGGACCGTGGTCAATACTATCAACAGAATTGACATATTGAGTAATACCTCTTGAACGGAGAGTACCAACAACCATATTATTAAAATCTGTATAAGCAGTACCTGTAAATGTATAAGATTCACCAGTAATTGTACCCGTGAAAACACCAGTCCCGCCCGAACTTAAACTATTAACAACATAGTAGAATGAATAACCCGTATAGTTATTTCCTGAAGAAATGTCAAAGTTAGCATAATACCAAGGGTCATTTGAAGACGCACTTAAATCGTTAAGTTCAAAATTGTTTATACAATCATATGGATTTTGGATTGTAGGATAAGATAAAATTATATTTGAATAATCTGTATTAGGAATTGCACCGTACATTACAGAAGTTGTAGCCGAAAGAGAAGGTGTGTTAATTATGCCACCTAAATAAACATTAAGGTCATCTTGTATTGTAGATGTTGAACCGTCTTGTAATCTGTATTGAACATTCAAATTTGACTGAGCTTGAGCAGGTAACGCTCCACTGACAATCGTAACGGTAGTACCTGATGAGGTACCCGTGAATGTTGCGGTAAACGTTGTTGCGTTTGATGGGTCACCGATAGTTGTTGGGTCAACATTAGCTACTAATGATAAACTCCAAGATGGACCCGCATCATAACCTGACAAACCTAATACTCTTGTAACAAACAATTGGTTTGATTGTTGCAAGTATGATTTAGCAATATATGCCGCCTCATATTTTGGGATTTGAGTGTTATAAAACTTAACGGGTTCGGTTCCACCAAAGTAGGCTTGGAACTCATCGTAATTTGTTATGAATACTGGTTCAAATGCTGGGCCTTTTATAGTTTCCCCAACAAGACCTAAAGTCGTTACCCCCACACTTTGGGCTACGAATGATAGGTCGGTTTCAGATGTGTAAACGCCTGGTGATACGAATACTTTTTGATTTGCTTGTGTTGCCATTATTAAATTATTCTGTTACAGATTTATTTTATAGATAAATATTCGACTTTTAATGAAAAAACTTTACTTTTGGATAAGTATTTATAAACGGTATGAATAAATTCTACCTTTTTTCTACCCATGAAAATCAAGAAAGAAATAAAGAACATCAAAATATCCCCTGAATCACACGATACCCTAAAAAAGTACTGTGATAAGCGTGG